TTAAAATGGTGTATCGCCGTTACACAAACTTTGCCATTGAGGCCCAGCCCATGTACTTTGATGGCACGGCCAACTTCGGTCAACGCATCTCCTGTCTCATTCCGAGACGGGGCGACTTGCTCGGCCGAGTCTATATTGATGTTCTGTTGCCTCCTATTTACTTAAATGGGAGTACGACACCCACAAGCTATGTGAATTCTATTGGGAATGCTCTTGTACAGGAAATCACCTTTGAGGTCGGAGAACAGCAGATTGACCGACAGACAGGCGAGTGGATGGAGATCTGGGAACAACTCACGACGCCGGCTGGGCAGCGCGATGCTCTCAACTCTATGTTGGGACGTGTGGACGGATATTACACGCCCGACATTATCCCCGGTCCGGCAAGTGAGGGACTTCGTCTGTATGTGCCCCTCCAATTCTACTTTTGTAAGAACCCCGGTCTATACCTGCCCTTGCTGGCTCTTCAGTATCACCCGATTCGTATCAATATCACGATCGCCCCCCTTCAGACCCTGTTCTATAACCAGAACTTGGTGACCAATCCGGCCTGTGCCAATACACCCAATCCGGCCTCCATTACCTCCATGATGTTATGGGGCGACTATGTCTATTTGGATGTGGAGGAGCGCCGCCGCTTTGTCAGCATGAGTCATGAGTATTTGATTGACCAGGTCCAGTATACCCCGTTAATTTCTGTGACATCCAGTCAGACCCAGGTGAACATTGAGACGAACTTCAACCATCCCATCAAGGAGTTTCTCTTTGTTGCCAAGCGGGACTACATGAATACGGTGAATGAACCTTTCAATTACAGCAGTCTGGCCATTAATGAACCCTTGAATCCCGCTCTTCTCCCCTATTTGATGTCGGGCCAGGTTCGTACGGACTTGATTGCCACGGCCCTTCTTCAACTGGATGGCTATGACCGCTTCCAGGTCCGCCAGGCTCCTTATTTCCGTCTAGTCCAGCCCTATGAACACCATACAAGCACTCCGGTTCAGAATTTCATTTATTGCTATTCTATGGCCTTGAGGCCGGAAGATGCCCAGCCATCAGGTACGCTCAATGCCAGTCGCATTGACTCGGTGAATTGGCAGATCACCATGAATCCTATTCTGACTATGCCCCCAACTCCTGATTCTAATACCTCTATACGAGGTCCTGTCACCATCCGTGTATACGCTATCAACTACAACGTCTTCCGCGTCATCAATGGATTTGGCGGTGTTCTCTTTACGATCTAATGAGGTGTAATATGGCAAGACTATAATACCCCAACAAACTAGAGTCGTCGGATGTCAGAAACAGATAAAGCTAATCCGCCTGCATCACCAAAACCTCCAACTACGAGTGCTCCATCCAAACCTCCAAGTAAGGCAAGTGAAAGTAGTGAAGGCAGTAAAACGGATACGCCCAAACCATCGGGGGGCGCTTCAGGGATGTATGAGTCTACGTCCTTAAAGCGGTGGCAGGCCCAAAATCTAGACTACAATTATTATTGGGCATTTACTGTCTTTTTGGGCTGGCTGGGCATAGATTACTGGTATTTAGGAGCCCCCTTAACTGGCCTACTAAAACTGATAGTCAATCTGTTTACCTTTGGATACTGGTGGTTCTATGATGTTCTAAATGCGACCTTTAATCGGCCTACAGTTGAGTTATTTGGACCCACGATGCCCTTTTTTGGAACGATAGGATGTGCAGGGGGGCGTTTCCGTCAAGCAGATGGGTCTACCCCGAAGGATAAATTGGATAAGCATTTGAATTACATTATCTATGGGCTTGTGTTGGGATTTTTTGGTATTTTTGGAGCGGATTCTTATTTAATTGGGAACACCTTTAATGCCTTTCTTCGCCTTATTTTTCTTGTGACCTTTATTGGAATTCCAATTGCCCTTATATGGTGGATAGTGAATATATATGAGTATGTATTTAATCCCAATTATTTTATTGATGATGCCTGGATTTATTTGGGCGCTCCCCCTCCCGCAGGAGATCCCTGTCCATCCATATTTAGATCTATCATTAAGTTTTTCACGGCATTCATACAACCCATTATAGGTATGATCTTTGGATTTCAACTACCCCTGCCTGTTGCATCATTGGATCAGGTGAAGGAAGCGCTTCTGAATAAACCGTCCCTCACTCCTCCCGAAGTGCAAAAATTATCCAAGGCCTACTTTCCACCGGCGAAAGGACTATTCGGGGGTGGGGGTGAACAACCAACACTGTCCAATACCAACACCCATCTCCTGTCCCTTCTTTTCGCAGGCACCATTGGATTCATTGTCGTGTCCAGTATTGTCCTTTCTTTACGGCGATCCTATCAGAATGGCAACAAGAAATCAAGTACAGGCAAAACAGACGACGAGCAACGAGGAGATCAAGAAAACGATGATGTCCCCCCTCAGCCAAGAGTATCTGGAGTCACTCCTAAAAATGCCTGAGCCACCCCCTCTTGTCGTGATTTACTTTACGGCCAAGTGGTGCCGTCCCTGTAATAATGTGAATTTGGAACGCGTTGTCACATTTCGGAAGGATATTCAATGGATGCTCTGTGATGTGGATGAGAATAGTTATAGTTTAGGCTATTGCCAGGGACGGGCCATCCCTTCCTGGCTAGCGGTTATACGGGGCAAGGCTCAACCGATAGTACAGATGAGTAATGACCAGGATATTTGTAAGTGGCTACAGACGTTGCCAATGGCGAATACTATTTTGCAGAAACAGGGGTAGGCGGAAAGGTCCCATTCTGTTCCCTATAGCGAAGACGAAGTGGATGCCCACACCACTTCCTATACTGCCTCTTCTTGAGCCATTGACGTTGAAGAGTCACAATATGATGTGTCAAATCTTTGGAGGGAAGAGGGTAAAATCTTATGATACCAAATTCATGCAAATTTGGTATGTTGAGAATGGAAATGCCTCGGGCATAACAGGTGAAATATCCGATATCATACCGCACCAAAAAATAAACCGGATCTTCCATGATCCTAGTCTCTAAACTGGTAACACAAAACAGGTCCCTCTTGCCACGCATCCGGACAGGGTCCTGTTTTCTTCGGAAGGATGGCATGGCGACCAATGGGACCAGACGGTTCCATTTGCTCCTTAAAGAAGGACGCCATCCAGTCCAACTGAGAATTCAGTTCTGGATGATACTGGACACCCCAGAAGGGAAGAAATTTGCCTTCTATGCTACTCACGTATTCAGTTCCATGGGCATCTTTTGTCGTTGTCAGGGGACGAAAGACATGACAGAGTATCTTGTTCCGTAAAAAGTGTTTGAGAGTGATTCCGTTCTCATGGCTAAAGGGCATACCAATAGGTCCATGAAGATGGGCCTTCTGAGACTTTGTAGCCGTTCTGTACAAATGAGACTCCCCTGTGTCATATTCCTTGAGAACAGCCCGCTTCTGAATCATTCCTCTCATGTCATCTAGAGGCCAGACATTCCCAATTAGCATGACCAGCATCTGAAAGCCATGACAGGTGCCCCACACAGGAATCCTGTTCTCAATCGCCTCCTTTAAGAGTGTTCTGACCAAGAAGATATATTGCCAGTCATACTGGGGGCCTCCTTGAAGAAAGAGACCACTCAGCCCCTTACAAAGCGTTCTTGCCTCTTTTAAAGGGGTGTTCACAGGAATGGGAACTATTGTAAGGCCAGCCCTCTCTAGCCATTCCACATTTTGTACAGTGATATAGGAGTTCTTAGAACCTTTAACTGGCATTGTTGGTATTCCGACTCGGAAGACCATCCCTATTTTGACCCTGTTAATTTGCAAACAGAAGTCGGCCTCGTCCCCTTTCAATCTCATAGACATTCCAGCCTTCCATGAAGACTCGGAGTTCTGTTTTGCGTTGCCTACTCATCCCAGAAGAAGGTAAGAACGGCACATTGTTTAGTTGAACATACAGGGTGGGTCTGTCCGCCGAGGTGAAATTCACCGTGCCATTGGGAACTCGCCCAAATGGCCGAATCTCACTGTACAAGTCCCCTAGATTCCACCGGAACTCTCCAATATTATAGCCCGAGTCATTCTCATCCTTGGCATAGGCCATGATGTCCTGCCAGACCTGAGATCCATATAAGAACTCCCTGTCTCGTCCTGCGATGATCAACTTGATCCCATTATAGAACTGGGTATCGGAGGATGCCGGATCAAAGACATCCGTATAATTATTTCGGTCCAGGGCCTGTTGGGTGCGGAAGAAAAAGGCCAGGCGTTCTACAGGATGCCGGGCATCTAGTCGCCTAGTTGAGGCGGCGATCCCACTGACATCTAGGGCGGCAAAGTCGGCCTCGCCAAAGGTAAAGATGTTCTCAAACGGTCGCCGAAATGGAATGGACTGTTTGCTTTCTTGCAGAGTTCGCTTGGTCTCGGGGCTGACATAGGACTGGATGGTTTCCAGAAGGATGGTCGGTTGGCCAATGGTGTTTAGAGGAACCGGCTGGAAGGTGTATTGTACAGGTCCAGGAAGTGTATAGGTGAATTCAGGAATCAGCCAAGGCTTTGGCTTCATCAGGGTCGGATCGTCCGAGACCACCAAGTCTTCCAAGTTCCGCAACTTCATGCGCACCCTGTAACTCTGATTGGGCAAACAACAGATCGGAAAGCCACCATCACCAGGTGTTTGACAGCCGGGAATGGGCAAGGAGAGCCGAAGACGGCCAGGAGTGGCTCGCCCAGCAATATTCCGACCGGGATAGGGGCTGGTATCCACGCCCCCGAGATACTGACTGTCTAAGTAGGCGCTGTTCCAGGACCCTTCGGATGCGTTCAAGGCAAATAAGAGGTCGCCAGACCATTCCTGAATGAGCGCAGAATCCTGGTATAACTGAATACGTTCAAAGAGGAAGTAACCGATGTAAGCACAATAGCCATAACTGATTCCTGAGGCATCCCGAATCCAATAGGTCTTGTTGGCGTCTTGTGGAGGTAGAGTGGTCCCCCCATTAACAACAGGAAGCGGGGGAAGCCACGAGGGCAAATCCACAAGGATGGTGCATTCGGTCAGAACATCTCCGTAGGTGTCAATTTCAATCTCACAGGTCTGACCGAACTTGGGGGCATTGAGGGGTACTGTGGTTCGTCGTTCCTCCAAGTGAGGCGTGGAAGGGCCGTAGTCGCTGTTAAAGACATGGACCGAAGTCCCTCTATCCACAGCAAAATAGGTATCCTTTTTGCCTCGGGCTACGAGTTCAAAAAGGGAGCCTTGTATATTTGTCTGGGGGATCTGGCTCATCTCTAATCACGATGAACGGTTCTTATTTAGACTGGTGGAGGTATTCGTTCTTTCGGCGTCTAGTCTTGTTCTTGATCTTGCGACCTCTTTGTTTTCTTGAACCACCTTTGGGTGATTTTTTAGGCGTTAATCTAACTGCAGTTTTAATTGCTGTCCATGGGGATGTTTTCTTGGATAATTTATTAGGTAAAATGATAGATGCTGATTTTGGTTCAATAGATGGAATGATAGTTGCTACACCTCGCGTTATTTCTTGTGGAATTATCTTATTTTGTTCTCCAATTGATATTCTTTTATGTGCTGGAACTGATTCAATAGATGATGATACTGTACCATTAATAGATGTTGATACTGTACCATTTGAC